GTCATGATTTGTCTCTCACTGAAAATTGAATGATGGATTAGCCCACGCGGTACCAAGTATTCAGGACATCATCAAAACGAAGCCTGAAAAACGCGTTAGCCGCGAGCGTTGTCGGTGCGCCAATGACAGTCGCGCCGTTTGCATTGATGGTCAGGGTCGTGACAGCCTGAGTGGTATTGACCAGAATCTCTTGCCGATCAACGCAATTCGCCACGGCTGGCAATACCAATGTGCCAGCCGCATAACCCGCCAGAGGCGTCAAAATCAGCCACACACTTGAGCCAGCGTCCAAAATGTTGACACTGAAACCAGTTGCAGTAGGCGCCGCATATTGCGTAACTTTGTCATCGCTTGTCGTAGCACCTGACAAAACGAACGACTTGATAACAGACATGCTGGCTTTGCGCGCATCACCTTGGCCGCTTGAATAGATCGGCACTTGATCCGAGCTAACAACCGCATCGACGGCTGAGAGTTGATTGATTGTTGTCATAGTGTTATCTCACTCAAAATCAAGAATTGCGTCCGGCCCGACAGTCAGCGGAGAAACAGGCTGATCAAAGAATGGCCGGTCAAGGTTCATCGGCTTGTTGCCTGCGCCAACCGGCAGAGTTCCGCTGTAGGCCATCTCAAGCGGCTGCGTATAGTGCGCCAGCATGGCGTTATAAGCCTCGCGCGCAGCTACTTTTGTATCAGGCGATATGGCCTTGCCAAAGCCTGGAGCGATGCGAATGGCCAAGCTCAGCACAATGGCCTCATTAGCTCGATCTGGCACGCTGGCGATATCATCAAGATCATCGCCGTTGGGTGAAGATGGCAGCGGATAGCCCAAGCGAATGCCTTTTGCATTCCATGTGGCCATCATTGCGTTCAGTTTGCGTAGAGCAACCTGCAATTGCTCAGGCGTGAGGTCAAAGACGTAGGAGCCTAGTCCTGCTTCCTCAAAAGCCTGAGTTATGAAATCACGCTTTGTCCAAGCCATTTAGAGCCGCCTCGATGTTGGCCGCGAGTTTAGCATCAGAAGTGCGCCCGTCGAATTTAATCTTCAACTCACGCGCTTTTTCTTCAAGCTCTGCCCGGGTCGGTTTTGCATCATCTTCTTGCATCTCTGAGGCTGTCAAACTCCATCCGAGTTTTACATGCGACTCAATATCTGATTCCGCAACGATGATGTAATCAAATAGACCCGTATCGGTCTTGATCATCTTGCCAGGACGATAAAGCATCGTCGGGTTTTTCATTTCTTTGCCTTTGCCGGTGCCTTGCTGGGCTTGCCAGCCTTCATGGCCGCAGTGCGAGCGGTACTCAAAGCAATGGCAATCGCCTGCTTTTGCGGCTTGCCTGACTTCATTTCGCGTTTGATGTTGGAGGAGATGGTTTTGGCGCTGTAGCCTTTTTTGAGCGGCATGTCAATACTCCAAAAAGATGCAAAAAGAGGGGCCGAAGCCCCTCTCCATGTTGCCAGTGCTTAGGTCTGGTTGAACAGGATGATCCCGCTCATCTGCGGCTGCTTGTTCACGACACCAAACAAAGTATCAAGGCGATACTTGGTCTTCATGGTGTTGATGTCGTACTGCTTTTGCATCACCAGCTCAAAGCCTTGGTCAGTGGTGGCACGCATCACAGCAGCGCCAGCATCCGACGGCACAGCATAGCGACCCGGCAAGATCTCCAGAGCGTCCTTCTGCCAGAATGGGTTCACTTCAGCCGAAACCGTGTTCAGGAAGGTGATGGTGGCGCCGTTGGCGGGCGTTGCAGTCACGTTCTTGTACTGGAGTTCAGCATCGGTAGAACCACCGCCGGAGATGATCGGGGGCGAGATTTGAACAACGCCAGAACCGCCCGCGCCGGACACGATGGCCGTGATACGGAAGGTCTTCAGCTGGCCGGTGTCGCCCTTGGTGATCTGATGCACAGCGTTCACGCCGGTAATGGTGAACGCATCGCCAACCTTGACCGTGCCAGAACCAACTGCAATTGTCAGGTTTTGGTAGCGGTTGTCCACGTTCGCCACTTCGCCAGTGCCAGCCGTCGAAGTTGCCTTCGGGGTGTAGTACTGGTTAGCGCCGTTCACGGTGACAGACGTACCAGCGCGAGCGGTCAGGCGGTTTGCATAGTCCAGCTTGTAGGTGTCGAACGATGCAACCATGCCCACGTAGGCCTTCTCATATGCGGTCAGAGGCTTGCCGGCGAGGGTCTGGCGTCCAGCCAAGTTAGAAGCCATGCCGTTGTAATCACGGGTCGAGAGGGCGAGGTAGCGGTCGAAACCTTGCACGCCTTGCTCGTTCATGATTGCTTCAGCTTGAGCCACATCATCAAAGCCGGATGCAGCGGTCGTGCGCTTGACCACGAGGGTACCTTGCTGCGCCGCCACGTTCATGATGGCCAGATTGATGTCGCTGGCCAGCTTTTGCTTGGCAGAGTCACCCAGGCGGCCTTCTTGCAGCGTGTCGCGCAGTTCGGTGGCGGTCAAAACCCAAGGCACAGACTTGTTGAAGCCAATCGTAGCTGGCACGCTAAGCTGGGTGAAGTCTTTGAAGTTCGAGGTCATGTCGGTACCGTCGAACGATTGCGCCACGTAGGGCTGGGGACGCCAAATGACGTTATTGGTGCGCTCCATCATCGCCTGGTCGGTGTTATACACAGCGACATTACGCGACAGCACCAGGGCATCATTAAAGCCCTCGAGGATGTCTTCGAACGCTACGCGTTCCTCTTTCGAAAATGCATTAGGCATGATTCAATCTCCAAAAAAATAGGTTAGGTGTTGCGCTTTTGCCGTTTGTAGGCCATTACCTTGGAGTAATCGCCTGACTTCTCAGCATCTGCGCGAAGTCGATCAAGGGTGGAATCCACCGTGCCGGATACTTTGCCAGAACCCTGGACAGTTTTCTCAGGCGGCGGTGCCGCTTTGCGATTAGTAACTTTCAATTGCGTCTCCAGTTTTGCAACCGCAAAAGCGAATTTTACGGGGTCACTGATTGAAGCGAGTTCCTTAGCCTTCTTTGGGTTTTTGCCCAACGCATAGACCAGCAACGCGGGATTTTCAGCGCCTTGGAGAATGACGCCTTGCTGAACGACATTCAATGATTCCTGGGCGATTGCTTCGGCCTCATCGTAGTCTTTGACTTTCAGCTCTGCTTTCGCTTTGCCGTAGCCATTGAGCTTGGCTTGCCATTCTTTGGCTTGATTGTCTCGCTCTGCTTGCAGCTTTGCCACTTGCTCATCGGCTTGTCGCTTGCGCTCAAACCAATTGGCCAGGCTTGCCTCGAATTTCTCCGCGTCGTAGTCAAAATCCTCTAGCGTGGGCTTTTTGCCAAGTTCCTGAACCGCTGGAGCGGCTGGCTCTTGGTTTAGCTTTGCTTCGAGTTCTCGATTGCGCTTCTGTAATTCTCGGTGCTGTTTGCGAAGGTCGCGTACCCACTCGGGTGCAGGTTTCTCTTCCTCTTGAGGTGGCGATTCCTCTCCGATGCTTACGATTACTTCATCATCTTGTTCCGCTTCTGGTGCAGCTTCTGCGGATTGCTCTGGGCTTTCCGTTTCTTGCTGTGCCTCGATTGGTTCTGCGATGATTTCAGTTTGCTCGTTTACCTCGTTTTCTGCCGTTTCTGACATAGTTACCCCATTTGTTGACTCACCCCATTAAAGGCTGGGCGGATTGCCTGTATTCTGTTGCTGCAAAGCGCCGCCGATTGCTTGCGCAGTTTCAATAGCGGCTTTTTGCTGCGTGGCGCTGACATTTGACAGGGTTTCAATTGTCTGCGCCCTAGTTTGTTCGGATTTTGCCACAGTTAGCACAGTATCTGCTTGCGCTTTCATGGCTTTTGCTTCAGCTTCTTTTGCGGCGCTCATCAAATACATGGCCTGTGGGTCTGGTTGCTGACCCTGCATTTCAGCCTGCATTTTTTCTGCTTCTTGCTCGGTTGCCTTCACGGCTCCCAACCGAACCAGCTTGCCACGGAAATAATCGCGCACATCGCTCACGCCTTCGCCTTCGATATTCATCAAGGCCATGGCAGACAATACCTGCATGGTTTCCGGATCTTGCGTGACTTGCATCATGCCGGTCAGTGCGCGCACGGTAGCCTGCCGCTTGCTGGAGCTGGACGGGCCAACATCCACGGCAATATCGAATTCAGCTTCGCTCAGGTCGTTCTCGAATTCGACTTCGCCGGTTTCTTTATTGAGCGTGGGCCGCATCAATTCCACCGCTTCAGAAGTTCCTCCGGATGTAATGGCCTTCATCTTGCGCCCAGGCTCGACGAAGATATCCTTGGCCATACTCAGCCAGATCTCACCAGAGCGCTTCACGGCCTTGGCCATGTTGCTCATGTAGATGAATGTCTGCATATCCAGCCGCTGCTGGATCATCTCAACGGCTTTGCCGCTGATGTTGCTCACTACCTTGTCGCCTTGCTGCTGATTGCCGAGAACGTCCTGCATATCCTGCTCTGTGATCTGCAAGAGCGCGGCCATGGCTGGCGGCAGGTTCGGGGCTTTGGTGTAGGCTGCTGGCCCGCCGACTACCTGCTGGCCCATGGCATCCGTCACCGGATTGATTAGCAGATAAGGATAGTTCTTGATGTTGTCCTCAGCCCACATCATCTGATGCCCTGCGATTTGCTCTGGCGTGAAGATCGGTTTTTCCACGCTCGACAATGCGCTGATCTCGCCGAGCTTGGAGAGTTGCATATTCTTCAGGCGTTGGGCATCTTTGGCTAGGCGAACATGGCCCATGCAGCGCTCAACCCCGTCGATAAACCATCGCTTGCCGTACATCGGCACAATCGGGATATGCTTGCCAGCGATGTATCCGCAGTCTTCAAGCACTGCGCGCCCGCTCAAGATGTACTTGCGCACTTTGCGGCGCTTGACCTTCTTTTGCCGCACTTCTTTAGCGCCGGTGGCCTGCAACTCCACGAGCAAAGCGCCATCCTCGGCTTCTAGTTCGGCGTCTGTGTGGCGTTCTTCCTCACCGTCCAGCATCTCGAAAACGCGCACAGTCTCGCTTGTTTCCTCAACGCGGTAGTATTCGGCCACATAGACCAGATCCGGCGTGAGCCAGTCGAATTCGTGCTGGAAGATGTCTTTCGGCCAGCTTGCCGGATCATCGCCCCATTCTTCGGCGTATGCGTCACGGGTCATAGCCGTGAGAACAAAACAGCGCTTCGCGTCTGCCTTGTCCTGGCGCTTGGCGTTCAGGTCAAAGAACACGCAAGAGTCAGCGTCGAAGATCGGCTCGATGCGAATTCTCTGGCGCTCATCCTCGTCGTCTTCTTCGTCTTCGTACACAGTACGCAAACGCCACGCTCCGAAACCTCCGCCTACAGCTTCCTCAAAGGCGTTGTCGTATGCTTCTTCTGCGCCTGAATCCTGCTCATCGGCGCGATAAAGCCCGTCACAGGTTTCTGCCAGCTTGTCGTATTCGCTCTCGCCGTCTTTCGACACGAAGTCAACGGTAATGCGGTTATTGCGGTATTC